GGGTCTTTGATTCATCACCTTCAATAGATGATCTTGAACTTGAGATAAGAGCGTACGTAGAACTCTACGGAATCGCACCGGAACTTATCATCATAGATAACCTAATGAACGTAGCAGCAGAGACAGACAATGAATGGTCAGGACTACGTGCAATTATGATGGAGTTGCACGATATGGCACGCAAGACTGAGGCTTGTGTAATGGTGTTACACCACGTCTCTGAGCAATCAGAGTATGGATCTACTACTAAGCCACCAGCTAGACGTTCCATCCACGGTAAGGTCAGTCAGTTACCTGCATTGATACTTACTTTAGGATATGACCCTAACCAGGCAACCTTGGCTGTTGCTGCTGTGAAGAACCGCTTTGGTCCACACACAGCTGATGCCTCCGATTATGCACAACTGCTAGTAAACTATGCAGCGTGCCAGATTGGTGACCAGAATGAGCAGGGTTGGATGTATAGGAGAGATGCAATGGCAAATTACCAAGGAGGTTACATTGTCCAATAGCAATTTAGTTATTCTGCCTTCACGTAGCAGACCAGATAACGTAGAGCGTTGTATCAATGCGCTGAAAGAGAACTCAGTTATATCTGATTTCTGTGTAGCAATTGATGATGACCAGAGTGAATTATATCCACGACTAGATGGTGTTATCTATGAAGTCAATCCAAGACTTCGTATGAATGGCACACTCAATCTTGTGGCTAACAAGTATGCAAGTCAGTACAAGACTATCTACTTCCTTGGTGATGACCACTTGGTCAAGACTAAGAGCTGGGATAGACACTTGGCTGAAGCAATCAACATCAAGGGCTACGGTCTTGCCTATGGCAATGACCTGCTGCAAGGTAAGAACCTTGCTACTGCTGTGATGATGAGTACTAACATCATTGAGATCCTAGGATTTATGGCACCGCCTAAGTTGATTCACTTGTTTATGGATAACTTCTGGATGACACTGGGCTTGAAGATTAACTCACTGTATTACTTTGATGATGTCATCATTGAACATCTACATCCATACGCAGGTAAGGCTGAGATGGATGCAGGATATGCTGATGCAAACTCGGAAGAGGTAGGCAGTGCAGACCAGAAAGAGTTTGTGCGTTACCTTAGTGAAGAGTTTGAGGATGACCTGAAGAAAGTGATGAAGCTAATCGGATGAGAGTACTTATTACAGGCAACGAAGGCTTCGTTGGTAAGTATTTTCATAAGCGCTTAGGTCCTGACCACAATGTAACTGGTATTGATATCAAAAAAGGTATTGATTGCAGAGACTTCTTCAAGCGTGATGACAAAGAGTATGATCTTGTTATCCACTTAGCTGCTATCGTAGGTGGACGTGAGTCCATTGAAGGTAGACCAATGGCAGTTGCAGATAACTTCAGCATTGACTCTGAGTTCTTTCAGTGGTGCTTAAAGACTAAGCCTAAGAAGATTGTTTACTTCTCATCTAGTGCTGCATACCCAACCCATTACCAGCAGGGTAGCGAGGCTAAGAGATTACAAGAGTGGATGATTACACCTAGCGCACCTCACTCACCTGATATGACTTACGGTATGGCTAAGGTAATCGGTGAGTATCTTGCATCATTTGTAGATAACGTACATATCTTCAGACCATTCTCAGGTTATGCCTATGACCAAGACTTGAACTATCCGTTCCCTATGTACATCAAGCGAGCATTAGAGAAGTCAGATCCGTTTGAAGTCTGGGGTCCAGGTACACAGACACGAGACTTTATTCATATGACTGATGTTGTCAATGCAGTAATGACTGCAGTTGAGCAAGGTATTACTGGACCAATCAACCTAGGTACAGGTAGATCAACATCCTTTACAGAACTAGCACAGATGTCTATGGATGCAGTCGGTTACAAGGGTGAGATTGTTACTCGACCTGATAAACCAGTTGGCTGTATGCACCGTGTATCTGATAACACAAAGCTACTCAGTTTCTACACACCAAAGATTACTTTGGAAGCAGGAATCATTGAGGCGGTAACAGCACTTGGCTAACAAGAACGGACGTAAGGGTTCTCAGTTTGAGACAGATGTGATGAAGTGGCTACGCAAGTGCGGAGTTATAGCAGAGCGTCTGACTAAGGCTGGGGCAAAGGATGAGGGCGATATGGTTGTTATCATATCGGGAGAAACCTATATCCTTGAACTCAAGAACAGGCAGACACTATCTCTGCCGGAGTTCTGGAGAGAAGCACAAGTTGAGGCGCTTAACTATGCTAAGGCTAGGGATCTTGGGGAAGTTCCTTTGTCTTATGTTGTAGTTAAGCGTCGCAACGCTTCAATAGATCAGGCTTGGGTAATCCAAGACTTAAATCAATGGCTAAAGGAGAAGAAGTAATGCCAGTACCAGGTGGAGAAGTTAGTACATCACAGATTTGGAGCAATACAGATGCCGTCAGTAATCAAATCGTTGAAGAGACGCAAGAAGACAGCACAACGGGGCAAGCCGATGCCCAAGAGCAAGCGCTGGTCGAAAGTGGAAGTGAGACAGAAGAATGAAGATAATGAGAGAACCAATCCACTTTCACAATGAACGCGGGTTCAGCGTGAAGTTAATGGAATGGGATATGTCTGACTATATGTTTAACATCCAAGCATTTGGTAGAGACTTTGGTTGGAGAATATATAAGGGCAACCCAACTCCAGTAGAGATTCTTGAATGGGAATCAGGTTTCCAAGATGATGTGATTGAGGAAGAAATATGATTTGCCAGAACTGTCTTAGAGGTGGACAAGAGAACAGACTCAGCCATCTCAAACGAGCTGAGCATTGGCACGGTAAGTGCGATTACAAGGGGTGCGTATGTCAACACAAGACTGGTCCAGGTCACGCAAGAACCAAGGATTCAAAGGTTCCGTTGATGCAAACGCAATCCCCATAAGTCCTATTGTAAGTTACTTCGGTGGGGAAGTACGAGAGGGTAGAGAGGTAGCTGTGCGTTGTGTAATGCACGCTGACTCACGAAGGTCTGCCTCTATGAATACAGATAAGAACCTTTACTTTTGTCAGACCTGTGGTAGAGGTGGCAATGCAGTTAACTTGGTCTGCATACTAGAGAACTTGGAGTTTAACGATGGCCTCAAACGCGCAATCGAAATTGCTGCTGGAAGCGGCGCAGCAATACGCTCAGGCAATAAGTCCAGAGGCGCTAGGCGTGCTAGCAGAACGTGGGATATCTGAGGTTGTAACCTCACAGTTTATGTTAGGTTTGGTTACAAAACCTCACAATGGACACGAGATGTATGAGGGTTGGCTATCAATACCTTACATCACTGCCTCTGGTTCCTGTGTAGGTTTCAAGTTTCGCAGGCTAGATGAGGGCAAGCCTAAGTATGGATCTCCTACTGGGCAGAAGGCACACCTGTATAACGTATGTGATATTACCTTGCAGTCACCACACATTGTGGTCTGCGAAGGTGAGTTAGATGCAGTAGTTACCAGTGGAATGCTAGGTATCCCAGCAGTCGGTGTACCTGGAGTTGCATCGTGGAAGCCACACTTTCCAAAGCTCTTTACTGGCTATGAAACTATCTACATTGTCGGAGATAATGACATCAAAGAAGATGGCTCCAACCCAGGACAAGAGTTTGCAAAGCGTGTGGCTAACGAGATAATGAACTCAGTTATTGTTACACTTAGCCCAGGTATGGACATCAATGACTACTACCTAGCCAACGGTGCAGATGCTACGAGGGCTTTGCTAGTAGGTGAATCGAAGGGTGAGTGACCAAGAGTGGCGACAGATGGTACAAACTTTGCAGCATATGGGCTTTCAGATCCTGAGTATGGACAGAAGATCAGAAACCTTGCTCGTAAAACCAATAGCAACACGTTCGTAACTGATATGTGGCAGGTGCTAGATGATGCAGGTAATCTGCTCATCAAGAAGCACAAAGACTACGGTCCAACCAACATCAGTCTGTCCCCTGGTGGACCACTCAATGGTCTGCGTGTGCGTATGCACGATAAAACAGCACGCATCAATCACTTGATTGACAGTGGTGCAACCCCTGAGAACGAGTCACTACGAGATAGCTTCATTGATCTACTCAACTACAGTGCCATTGCATTGATGGTGCTTGACGGTAAATGGCCACGTGACTGAAGGTTTCTATAAAACAGATACGTTCAAGACATCTAACGATGACACTTGGACTACACCTAGAGACTTCTTTGACAAACTTAACAAAGAGTTTAACTTTAGTTTAGATGCAGCAGCACTTGCTTCATCAACCCTCGTACCTGATAACTGGTATGGACCTGACCATCCAGAAGAAGGCAAGCGCGATGCGCTTATCTTAGACTGGAATCATAACTCACTAGGCAGGCCTATCTGGTTGAACCCACCTTATGGTAGAACTATTAAGGATTGGGTACGCAAAGCCGATAGCGTTGCTAAGGCAGGTGGTGTAGTTGTGTGCTTGGTACCAGCTCGCACAGATACTTCTTGGTGGCACGAGCATTGCATCCATCACGAGATTAGATTTATTCGAGGACGATTAAAGTTTGGTAATCAAGCAAACTCAGCACCGTTTCCTAGTGCAGTAGTGGTGATGCGATGACTGAACTACATCCAGTTACTTATGACCTAGCACTTAGCGTTGCTATCAGTATCTCTAACAGATACAAGAACCACGTTGAGCGTGATGATGTCAAGCAAGAGTGTTTGGCTTGGGCTATTACTCGTGCCACGTGGATCAGTGAACAGATGCTTGAACCTAACGACGACAAGCGCAGGCATAACGAGCAGCGCATTGCCTATCAGATGAGACGAGTAGCAGAACGCTATGCTCGTAAAGAGAAGGCGTTAAAGTCTGGCTACCAAACAACTGATGAAGCCTACTACGAGAGTGCAAAGCTGGGACAGTTACTTCCCTTTGTTATCGCTTCCGTTGTAGATGGCACAGTATTAGAACAGATACAACAGATGATTCAGGATGGACAACCAAAGGGTAAGTCCTCACCATCAGAAGGTGGCAACTTACTTGCTACCTTGATTGATATTAAGCGGTGCTATATGAGGTTAGATGTGCAGGATCAAACACTGCTACGCCTACGCCACTTCGATAACTACACACTGCAACAGATAGCAGGACAGTTAGAGTGCGCCGTATCTACAGCAGACCGCAGGTGTAACAACTCACTACGCAAACTGATTAACTTACTGGGAGGTCAGTCACCGTGGCAATGAAAGAGATAGAGTTATTTGAGTACCTGAAAGAGAGTCTCTACCCAGACCTTGTAAAGAGTGAAGGTATCTATGATGCCTTTGATTGTATCTCTGCTACTGCCGGTCACTACATAGAACTCAAGTGTCGCTATACACACTATGACACACTGCTTATTGAAGAGATGAAGTATCGCAAGCTGATAACGCAGGCTGCTGAGCGAGATTTAATCCCGTTCTACATCAACTCGACTCCGAAGGGAGTCTTTTCTTTTGACCTGATGGATGTACCTGAACCTGAGTGGTCAGTTGGTTGGATGCCAGCTACTACAGAGTTCTCCCGCAACCACAAGATGGAGAAGTTAGTAGGTTACCTGCCTATTGATGAAGCGGTGCAGTTATGAAGTATGATTACAAGTGTCCACAGTGCGATAGTAAATTAACTATTGAGCGTAGCATCCACGAGGATGCAAAAGATCCTGGTTGTTTTGTGTGCCACATAACTATGGCTCGCGTCTACGACGCACCAGGTATACAGTTCAAGGGTAGAGGATTTTACTCTACTGGTGGATAGTGTTATCATTGAGATACTGGCAGGCGCCCGCCTGTTGAGTGCTAGCAAAATACCCTCCACCAAATGGTGAAGGGTATTTTGTTTTGCCAGGAAAGGGTTAGAAACCTAGCAAGATTATTCAGTACCAGCCGACTCTATCTGAGTGCCGGAGAGCGCCACAGAAACTGTTTCGATGGCGGTGCATAACGTATCGTATACCTCGAAGGATTTGTAGTTCAGGTTGGCTACTACGTTCTCCAAGGAGCTGAGCAATTCCGTAAGCTGTTGATCTTGGGTTGTCTGCAAGGTGGTCAAGCCTGCTCTCACGGGTCCATAAGGCGATAGCACACTTGATTTGGTTGTCGTTGTAACCGAGTGCGTTGAGGAAACTAACTGTAAGTGCCTTGTTCTCACGCTTTTCCTCCATTGTTGCCTTTGTTCTTGCGACTACGCTTAGGTCGCTTGGAAACTCTGCCTTTACTGCGCGTTGGTCGGGAGCTAGCACCCAAAGTAACGCGAACACGGGTATTACTAGCAACCCAATTCTTACCTTCTGTTTGGTCATTGTCCTTCTCCTCCGCTAGCAAGTCTCTATACACGTTCGGATAGAGGTGAGACAGGCGCACTAGCGCACGGTCTCTTGCTCGCCTGTAGTTTCGATAATGAACTGCTTGCTTACCACTTACCTCTTTACTCTCCATTGATCTTGTCCTCCCACACTATAAGCACGTATGCTACCACCATTATCACAGCTATCCCTAACCAGTAGATCATAAACTTGCCTCTCTTACTATGTCGGTGATGTCTAGGGTTTGCCCTACCAGGTGAGCGTCCTCCTCATCACTATCCCACGCACTCACAAGCACACGAGAGTTAGCTGGTGCAAGGCTAAGCCATTGGATACACTGCTCAGCACTAGCCCCGCCCCACGTGTTAGAGCCATCAGGCTCGACCACTTCATAGAATAGGATCAGGTCAGACTTAGGCGGGTGAATTGTGTATACGTTACTCACTCTCCTCCTCCTCTAAATTAAAGATACGGGATAGGGCAAGGTTCGCCCTCTTTAGGTTAGCGATAGCTAACGCTATCTCCTCCTCTTTGATGTTCTTCTCAGCTTGATCTAGGCATAGGTCTACCTTAGCCTCTAAGTATTCTCTATTCATTACGCTACCTCCTCTAAGTGGCAAGGACAAGAGCAAGCGTAGGTGTCTTGCACACTATCCTCACATAATTGGTGTCTATCTTGTACGCAGCTGCTATTCATTACTCTCTCCCTCGCTAGTGGGTAGTACTCTACCCTTGAATTGTGTTTCAACTATCTTAACCTCGTCCTCGTGTCCTAACAGGATCTGCCAGTCCCACGCTCTCGGATCTCCGTCGTATGTCTCTATCTCTAGTGTTACTAGGTATCTATCTTTCATAGTTCTGCCCCTTGCATTAGCCACTCATTAGCTAGGTGCAAGGTAATAGCCTTGCCCGCCTCTCCCATAGCTGCCATTAGAGTACCGGCTACGCCCGCGCCCTCAATTATGCAATTACCGTTAGTGTCTAATAGATCTACTATCCACGCTCTCTCGCTCTCGCTCTCTTTATCCTCATACTCTCGGATACTTAGGCGGTAGATAGTCTCGCTTAGTTCGATCATTACCTCACCCTCTCTCTATCTTGTAATTTAATCGGGCGCAAGACTCTAAAAAGCTGCGCTTAGCCTCTTTCACTGTATAGCCGTAATAGGTGGCACTCTCTAGCCACTTAACGCCCTCCCAACTAACTATCTCGCTCACCACTAGAGCACCGGCGTATGTTTTCTCCACTGTCATTTATGCCACCTCCACCCAATAGCCTTGCTCACGGTAGAGCTTGATTAGTCTCTTAACCGCTGCGGGTGTAAGCTCGCACTCTCCCACTATCTCGCGTGTAGAGCTATCTACTAAGCGCGTGAATACCTTACTCTTGCTCATATTCTAACCCTTACTCTTACTTAGCCGGCTAGGTGCCGGCCCCCGCCCTCTCACGCTATGCGCGAAAGAGCGAGAGTCACTCACCTAGAGACCTACGCAGCTGCTCATTGATCCCGGACAGTATCCGTCCCCCGTCCACCACACAAAACCGGAGACCAGATAGACAAGAGCTGCAAGGGATAACCAAAAGCCTAGGCGTACCGCTAGGCGTACGCGGTAATAGTTGCGTGATCTCATTGACTACACCTCCCGCCGTGTCCTTTTGGCTTTCTGCAATTCTTAGCCGGACATTTAAGCATTTACGCCACCTCTCTCATTCTTTCGATTAGTTCAGGGTTACCGATTACGCGGTTGAAACTCTTATTCTGTCGGGTGAGCTGCTTAAATTGTCTTTCATAAGTGCGAAAGTCTGCCACGCTCTTAATCTCTAGGCCTAGCTCATTGATAAAGTCGTCTAGTGAGTCGTAGCTGCTCATAGAGTCGCAGACTAGGCACTCAACTACATCAACAGGGCGTGGCTCGCGGTCAATGCCTAAGCCTTGATAGTACCAAAAGCTCATAGACCGCTTTTGATAGCGGACGGTTACGCGGTAATGGCGGGCTTTACCTTGCGCCCACTCCGGAGAGTTATCGTTCCAATCTTCACGAATTGAGGCGGTGATCCCCGCGCCATTGATTAAGCCGTTGAGTGTTGTGTTCATTACTTTATTCTCCCTTGATCTCTTGTAGCTGTGTAAGTAGCGCGGTAATTGATGAGCTAATCCCGTAAGTATCGCCCTCTTTATTGTTGCGCTCTAGTAGATCATCAAGAGCTACTTTCAATAGTGTGATGTCGGTATTATCAGCGTGTAGCACTATCTTTTTGTACATTAGGTAACCCTTTCTAGGTAGTTGAAAGTTCAACTATCTTGTATAGCTGCGCTTTCAATGAGATAAAAGTATCACGTACTATGCCGTATTACCTAATCAAGCTCTTAATTCTTTACGTGTCTTTAGCTCTTAACAAGGTAGACAATTAGGGCGTAACTGTCTAAGGGTTAGAGGGTAAGGCGTTAGCCGATTAGATAGCTAGATCGCCAGAGCTTAGGCGATTAGGTGGCGGGGTAGAGCTATCGGTTAGCGGTATCGGGTGAGCTATCGGTTAGCCGGTCACCGGTTAGGGCTAGACCTTGCAAGGTTAGGCGGTTACTTAATTAGATAAGGGTTAAGGGTTAAGGTGTGCCGGGTATGTAGTCCGCCCCACTATTCTTTACAGCAAACACCATAGACAGTCAGCGCCGTACTGTCTAACCCTCTACGGTAACGGTAGACCTAGACAAACAGACCCCCGTATGCTTAAACCGCTGGCGTACATACCTGTACTCCCCAAATAAATATTTTTGCTAAAGTGAAAGCTATAAATACGCCTCTGACCTGCGGTTTTACTGATGTGATTAACATCACAAATAAAAAGCGGTAAATCGTTAAAATTTCCTGCCTTATATATAGTAGGGGAGCAAAGCGGGGGTAGTGTGCTTTGCGACCCGTGGCCGCCTCTTACGAGGCCCCTAGGCCGAGTACTGACTTACCCCTCAGTTCGCTGTGGCTCCTTCGGGCGCTAAGCCCGACGCTGGCGGCGCCTTTTAGTCGGGATAGGTCTATCTATACCTTAACCAGGTATAAATCATTTCCGAACCAGGTATAAATAAAATTCGATTCCGGCCCGTCCCCAAATTGTAAAAAAATTTTTAACGCGCTCATCGCGCTCTACAAGGAGGATACGTGGCAGATAATTCAGCCGACATTGCCAAGCGTATTATCCTTGGCTGTGTAGCAGAGGGTATGACTATTGAGCAGGCTACCGCCTCTGCTGGCAAGTCAATTAAGACCTACGAGTATTATCGTCGTACAGATAAGATCTTTGCAGATAAAGTAGACCGCACTAGACTTGGTCTTAAGGACAAGCAGTTCGCCGGTGGCGATGTCCACGACATCTCATTTTCCGAGTTTCGCCAGCGATTCCTTCACAGCAGAACCTTTCCCCATCAGCAGAACATTGTAGATGTAATCGAAGGCCGTGAACCAAGCTGGCAACATCCCTCGATGAAGTATGAAAAGGGTGTGGCAAATAACCGCATCCTTATCAATATCCCTCCCAACCACGCCAAGTCAATCACTATTACAGTTGATTACGTTACCTGGATGGTTGCCCAGAATCCTAACTTTAGAGTATTGATTGTTTCCCAGACGCAGCGCCTAGCTGCTGACTTTCTCTACGCCATCAAGCAACGCCTGACTCATCCTATGTATGAAGACCTCCAGAGCGCTTATGCTGCTGGCGTAGGGTTTAACTCTAAGTCTGCCTCGTGGCAGGCTACCCGTGTCACCTTTGGTGATGAGCTACGTGAATCTAGCGAAAAAGATCCTAATATCGAAGCCGTCGGTATCGGAGGCCAGATCTACGGTAAGCGTGC